GAAACGCAGAACAGCCGCAATCTGGAATCTCGGCCGTGTCTGACCATCAACAAGCTCGACGCCTACGTTCGCCAGGTCACCAATCAACAGCGCCAGCAGCGACCGCGGATTAAGGTGCACCCGACGAACACACAGGCCGATAAGAAGGTCGCAGAGGTGCTCGAAGGCATCACACGCCACATCGAGATCAACAGCAACGCAGACACCGCCTATGACACCGCGTTTGACTACGCAGTCAGGATGGGCTGGGGTTACTGGCGAATCGTCACCGACTTTGTGCGTGAGGATTCATTCGACCAAGAGATCTATATCCGGCAGATCGACAACCCGTTTACCGTCTATTTCGATCCCAACAGCACGCAGCCTGATGGATCTGACGCCGAGCGATGCCTGATCACCACGATGATCCCGAAAGCGGTATTCAACAAACAATATCCAGATGCAGACGACGGCGGGCAATTCAAAGCCACTGCGACCGGCGACAGCTGGGCCGAGTGGGTGAGCAAAGAGGATATTCGGATTGCCGAATATTTCTACACCGAGCGCGTCAAAACCAAGCTGCTGATGCTGTCTGATGGCACATCAGTATTCAAGGACGAGCTGCCGAGCGCCGAAGCGATGGCGCTGGCCGGTATCACGGTGGTCGACGAGCGCGACAGCTTCAGGAAGCAGATCAAATGGTGCAAAGTCACCGCGATGGAAGTGCTGGACGAGAAAATCTGGCCTGGGCGGTTTATTCCGGTTGTGCCGGTCTACGGCGCCCAGCTGATCGTCAACGACAAGCGCAAAAAATACGGTCTGGTCCGGTTCGCCAAAGATCCGAGCAGAATGTATAACTACTGGCGCACCAGCATGACCGAATCGGTTGCTCTGGCGCCCAAAGCTAAATGGTTGCTGGCCGAAGGTCAGGACGAAGGTCACGAGAACGAATGGACCAGGGCGAATATTGCCAGCAACCCGGTGCTGCGCTACAAGCAGACGGACATCGACGGCCGGCCGGCGCCGGTGCCTGTGCGCCTGCAGCCGGAACCGCCACCAACCGGCGTGATGACCGCGGCCGCTGCGATCAACGAGGATCTGCAGACGGTGCTCGGGATATTTGATCCCAGCAACATACCGGGCAATATCAGCGGCAAAGCATTGAACGGTCAGCAACAGCAGATTGACATGAACAATTACCATTTTTATGACAACCTGACGCGCTCAATACGTCAGACCGGCCAGATTATTCTGGATTTGGCGCCGCACATTTACAACGAACAGCGCGTGATGCGGATTATTGGCGCTGATGGCCAGCCGGATTTGGTCACGATCAACGAGAGCAAGCAGGATGAAATGGGCGTGCTGAAGGTCTTGAACGACGTTACGGTCGGCGAATACGATGTGGTGATGGATACGGGGCCAGGCTACAACAGCAAGCGCATACAGGCGGTTGAGGCGATGATGCCACTGCTGGCTGGAAAGCCTGATCTGTTCAACATTGCTGGCGATCTGGTATTCCGCAACATGGATTTCCCCGGCGCCGAAGTGATTGCCGACCGGCTCGCTGCCGCCAACCCGCTGGCGCAGATTGATGACAAATCACCGGTGCCGCCACAGATCCAGATGCAGCTGCAGCAAAGCAAAAAGGCAATGCTCGATCTGCAGCAAGAGAATGCCGCACTCAAGCTCGATATTCAGCATGGCGCAACGGTCAAAAAGATGCAGGAAGATGCGTCAACCCAGCGCAAGCTGATGGATGTGACCGCCAGAGCGCACAACACCGAAACAATGGCCGAAGTGCGCGTAAACGACCAAAACACGCGGTCCATCACAAGCCAGAACAAGTCAGAAATTGAGGGCATTGTGCAGCTTTTGTTGCACAACATGGACACCAGGCGCCTGCAGGATGAAATCGAGCGCAGGAACGCCGAGCAGCAACGGTCTGCACAGATCGCGGTTGAGGATATTTCGGCAGGTGCTAGCCCATTTATTCAATAATTGACAGCAATTTATCAAGGGGTTAGAAGTAACCTACCAGTGGGTTCACTGGGCTTATTTCTTGGAGAAATTCCATGTCAGCATCAGAAACACAAGCAGCGACCGTTTTAACCAGTGAGAATGCAGCCGAATTTTATGCTCAGCGAATGGGTTTAGCTGCCCAGGACGAACCGACCGAGGCCGTAGAAGCGGATCCAGTCGAATCGGACGAGGGTCAGAATGAATCTGAGGCAGACGCCGAAACTGAGCAGAAAGAGGCCGCAGCAGACGAACCGGAAAAGAAAAGCAAGCCCAAGATTGAGAAGCGGATCGGCGAAGTCGTAAAGCAGCGCGAACAGGCGAAAGCCGAAGCAGCAAAGGAACGCGCAGGCCGCGAGAGCGCCGAAGCAAGGCTGCGGGAATATGAGCAAAAGGCAGCGCCCGAAAAGGCAGCTGATCCTGATGCTGAACCGAAGCCCGAGCAATTCACTGATGCGTTTGAATATGCACGCGCATTGGCTGAATTTTCCGCAGAAAAAGCATTAAAGGATCGTGACCGGCAAGAGGCAGAAAAGAAAGCCGCAACGGAACGTCAGCAAACCATCAAACAATGGACTGACCGTATTACCGCGGTGAAGGCAGATTTACCGGATTTTGAGGACGTTGTTGCATCAAGCGAGGTCGCTGTCAGCGACCAGGTGCGGGATGCAATACTAGAAAGTGATGTCGGGCCGCAGGTGCTCTATCACTTGGCCGAGAATCCAGAGTTTGCACAAAAGCTGTCTGAAATGTCCACGATTACTGCACTGCGCGAGATTGGGAAACTGGAAGCGCGATTCGAGAAGAAAGAACCGGCGAAAGCTGCTGCAACGAAACAAAGAGCGCCAGCACCGATCAGGCCCATTAAGGGCGGTGGAAGTGCAATGGATACGCAGGTCAACTCAGATGGAGTTTTCCACGGATCTTATCAAGCATGGAAACAGGCAAGGCTGGCAGGAAAAATTCGATAATCTTTTATTTAGGAAACAATCATGGCTAATAATCTGCTGACTATCAGCAAAATCACGAATGAAGCACTGATGGTGCTTGAAAACGAATTGACCTTTACGAATGAGGTTGATCGTAACTATGATGATCAATTCGCTGTTGTGGGCGGCAAAATCGGCGCGACCGTGAACGTTCGCCGTCCTGGTCGCTTTATCGGCACCACTGGCCCGGCTCTTAACGTTGAAGATTTCAACGAGACGAGCGTGCCGGTTACCTTGTCGACGCAGTTCCACGTTGACACCAGCTTTACGACTCAGGATCTGGCGCTGTCGCTCGATATGTTTTCGGACCGCGTGCTGAAACCTGCTGTGGCCGCTATTGCGAACAAGATCGACCGCGATGGTTTGGTTACCGCTGCTGCCAACACCGCGAACATCGTTGGCACTGCCGGCACGCCGCCGACCAGCTTGCTAACCTACCTCACCGCTGGTGCCTATTTGGACAGCGAAGGTGCGCCGCGTGATGGCCGTCGTTCGTGCATCGTGGAACCGTTCACCAGCGCAACGATCGTTGACAGCCTGAAAGGTCTGTTTGTGCCGAACCAGAAGATTTCCCAGCAGTATGAAAAGGGTCTGATGGGTACGGATTCCGCTGGCATGAAGTGGAAGATGGACCAAAACGTTGTTTCGCAAACGTTCGGTTCGTTTGCTGGCACCGCGGTCTGCGCGACCACGACCGCCACTGGTTTCTTGACGACTGGCTGGGCTTCGACCTCGACGATCACGCTGACTTCGACTGGTGCTGTTTCGCTGAATGCTGGCGACACTTTCCAGATCGCTGGCGTGTATGCGGTCAACCCGCAGAATCGTCAAGCGTATGGCACAAACAAGCTGCGTAACTTCGTTGTGAAAACTGCTGCTTCTGGCACCGGCACTTCGTTTAGCGTGACTGTTTCGCCTGCGGTGATTACTGCTGGCCAGTTCCAAAACGTCAGCATTCCAAGCACGAGCGCAACCGCGGCTATTACATTCTTTAACAGCTCTGGCACCGTGTCACCGCAGAACATTGTCATGCACCGCAATGCGTTTACCGTTGCGATGGCCGACCTTGAGCTGCCGGAAGGTGTGCACTTCGCTGGTCGTGCGAGCGACAAAGAGCTGGGAATGTCCATTCGTGTCGTTAGGCAGTACACAATAAATAACGATTCAATCCCGACTCGTTTGGATGTGCTGTACGGCTGGGCGCCGCTGTATCCCGAGCTTGCTTGCCGCGTTGCTGCGTAATAATCAGGGGCGCAGACAATGCGCCCCGTCTAACCTCATTTAAAGGAATTCATCATGGCAAATCCAGGACCGGCCTCGGCCACCACGATTCACCCGCAATCCCTCGGCAGTAACCAAGCCCTGCGCTTGTTGGCTTACTATCCGCAAGTCAGCCTTGCTGCACTGGGCGACGCGGCGGTAATGCCGATCATCAACAGCAGCAATTACAACGCAACGGTGATTATCACTGCCAATGCAACAAAAGATATTGCTGCTGCTGAAATTGGTATTTTTACGGGTCCGGCGACCACAGGCACGACTGTTTTGACCGATGGCGCATTATCGAGCCAAACCACGACAACCTATGTTAAATCGCAGGCAGCTGCGTCTGTTACTGCTTCGTTGACCGCACAAAACCTGTACGTAAATGTCAGCGCAGTAATTGCTGACGGTGCTGTTGATGTGTTTGTTTACGGTTACGACTTCAGCACGTTCTAAGGCTGTTTGCAGTATCGGGAATCGTTCGCAAGGGCGGTTCCCACTTCTTTAAGAGGTCAACATAATGGCTTATGACAGCGCATTTTCCCCGTTTGGTTTAACTTATTTGGTTGGCACAGGCGCGGTTCAAGTGCTTTCAACCACCAATAGCGGCCCAACGTCTTACCGCGTACGCAATCTTAGCGGCACGCAACAATATCTAGGCTGGGCGGCACCGATACCCGGCAACGGCACCCCGACTATCACAGTCGCAACGCCTTCAAATGGCGCCCCGAAAGCCGTATTGGGTCTGATGCCTTATTCGGTTGAAGTTTTCAGCGGTCTGCCGGCAAACTCATGGTTTAAAGCAGATGGTGTTGGCGCCTTTGAAATCACTAGTGGAGAAGGACTGTGAGCTTACGAGCCACAACGCCGACCACAAGCAGCGGCACTCCAGGCGGGAGTGCTTCACAGGTCCAATACAACGGCGGCGGAACCTTCAGCGGTTCTTCCAACTTCACTTTTGACGGCACCGATGCGGTTGTCGCCGGCAGCATGACAGCCAACAATCAGGTTGCAGATGCAACATTTACATATTCCGCAGCTGCTCAAGGTGCGGTCACGCAATTGACCAGCAAATCTACCGGCGTCACTTTGGATAAGTCGGCCGGCGTGATTACGATGAATAATGCGGCACTGGCTAATCTTGCAACTGCCACTTTCACGCTGACAAACAGCATGATCTCGGCAAAAGATGTGCTAAATGTCTGCGTTGGTGGTGGTGGACTTGGTGCGTATTTTGTCCAGTGCAGCAGCTTGTCGGCTGGATCTGCGACCATCACAATCATCAATCTTTCTGGTGGTTCGCTGTCAGACGCAGTGAAAATCAATTACGCCATCATTCACGGTGCATAAGGGGTCAGCATGACTCAGCCGATCGACATTGTAAGCAGGGCGCTTAAAGACATCGGCGCACTGGAAGCGGGCGAAACGCCGACCTCGGATGCTGCACAAGACGCGTTTGACATGCTCAATGACTTGATTGATCAATGGTCGAACGAGCAAATGATGGTCTTTTACAAGACCGAGATTGTCTGGGCGGTTACGCAGAATGTGACGCAATACACGATCGGACCAGGCGGTTCGATTGGCGCCAGCTTTACCGGCTCGATCAGCGGCACCACGTTGACGATTCCGGCCAGCGGTCTGCTGTCAGGCTATATCACGCTCGGCCAGACGATTACCGGCACCGGCGTGACTGCGGGAACGACGATTACGGGTTTTGGAACTGGCGCCGGCGGCAGCATCAATTACGCAGGCACCTACACCGTCAGCACCTCGCAGACGGTCGCCAGCACGACGATCTCTGGCTATTACCAACGGCCGCTGTCAATTAATTCAGCATTTGTGCGGGTTTCAACGACCAGCAACGGCGT